TTATTCGGATTACCAGGGATGATGTTTGGTATCAGTGGGACGAAATACACGGTACTGGCATCCAACTGGACGACGCTATAGCCGAAATCAAGACTAAGATGGGTGACAGAAAACTCACGGCTATAATCGCCGACTCCGCCCGTCCAGACCTGATTGATTACATGAACAGCAAAGGATTACCTACTATCCCCAGCCCCAAGAAGCAGAACAGTATCGTCACTGGCATTCAACTCATGTCTCAGAGGCTCAAGCCCAAAATACAAATCATTGGCGAACCGAAGCCGAACTACTACATCACCAGTAATTGTAAGAAGACTATATATGACTGGACTCATTACAAGTACCGTGAAATCAAGCAGAACCGCCACCCCCAGGAAATACCCGAGAAGAAGTTCGACGACAGCCTGGATGCCATACGCTATTTGGCTCTATTTTTTAAGTTCGGCCAGATAAAAGACGACAAAGCTCCTAAATCCAGTGTTGTTAAAGAGTTTAATGCCTACGGCATGCTATGATATGCTTAGAAATAAGGAACAAACATGGCCGATACCAGCGCTAATATCAACACTGAAAATCCCAGCCCTTACGAATCCGAGTACAAACGGGATTATGTATCAGATTGGGACGTCCATCGCAAGTACATCATCACTTTTGACCCCTATGAGGCCATTTTACTAGGCCAGGTTTACGATGCTGTCAGCAACTCCATAGAAGGTAGCAAAATCACCGACTCCTACCTAGCCACTCTAGCTATCGACCGTGCCGCCAGGGTGATGGGCAAACTCCCAGACGGCAATACTGAGCCGACAGCCAAAGCCGACCAAGGCAAAGCTGCTTTCATGGATATTCTTAGGCAGAAATGGATTTACCCCAACGCTAATGCCCAGCATAACTTTGATACCAAACTGAGGCTCTGGCAGCTTTACAGCTCTGTTTATGGTTATATGCCGATGTTTTATGACTGGAACGTGTCCCCGACTGGTTATGTCGGGCCGGATTGCTGGCTGTGGAATCCACGCAATTTTATCCCACAGCAAGGAAGAATATCCCTTTCTGACATGGATTATGTAACTGCCCTGACTTGGGTCGGTAAGGAATATCTGGAAGATTTGATTGAGGCTAACGGCGGTACGCCACCTGAAGATAATGGTGATGAGGGCAATAAAGGTAGTGAGCCGAAAGAAGCCATAAATAAAGAAGATGTCGGTGGCTGGGATGTAGATGCTCTTAAAGACCTGTTAGAACGTGCCAGCGATAAAACCAACCCTGACCTAGAAAAAGACACCATGACTGCCCGCAACAGGACTCCACAGGCCACTAGGAAGGGTATTTGCCTTGCTACACGCTATGAGGCTGGCGAGGACGGTGAGTGGTGTACCTTTGCCCCCGACCATGGCTTCGTAGAGGTTAGGAGACTCCCTAACCCCCACAAGAACGGCCGTATCCCATTTGTTATTAAATATTCCCAACCACTGTTTGACTCTTTTTACGGGTTAGGTGACTTCCAAAGATTCAGAAGTATCCAAGCTGGCCGTGATGGGCTGAGGAACTTCTACTTTAAGGGTGTCAAGATGAACCTAATCCCACCTGTCGTAGCCAACGCTAACGGTGTTATCAAACATACGCTAGACTATCGTGAGGGGGCTGTCATGTTAGAAACAATCCCTAATTCGATACGTCGTTTGGAAACCTCGACTGCGGGGCTGGCGACGTATCAGGCAGCGATGAGCGATTTGACTGGCAGCCTCCTAGCAGGGTTCGGTACACAGAATGCTTCTATACCTGGGGCTGACGCCCTGAATCCTTCGCAAGGGAAGACGCCGGAAGCCATTAGCCTGTATTCCGACAAAGAAGCTACCCGTGACGGTCAAGAGCGCATGTACCTGGAAAGTGGTATTGAAGAGTTGACCGAAGGCTTCTTCAGTCTGGTAGCCAATATTGGTACGGAATCCATCCCGGTAAACCTGTTTTCAAGTGATATCCAAGACATCCAAAAAGCTGGGTTAACTGATGTGCTTGACCTATTTGGCAAGAACTTTACCCTCAATTCTACCCAGACGGGCGGTGAACTGAAGATTGACCCCGCTACACTGAAAGGTACGGAATACCGCTTCAAGATAGCTTCCGGCACGACTGCCAAGATGAACAAGGATGCTATACGTCAAGAGTTGGAAAATCTTATGAGCAACCTCGCCAAGTTCCAGAACCAGTTTAAGGACGACCCGACAATTAAAGTCGAGTGGGATAAGATTATGCAAGCTTATGAGGGCGTTTCAGAAATCCCCAACGCTGGCGAGTTCATCTCCATCAACCCGGATGCACAGCCTCCCCCCCCACCTCCGGCTGTACCCAAACCTCCAGCCGACCAGATTGTATTCAGCTACAAAGACGCTACGCCGTTCACTCAGAATAATATCAATAAGTTATTCGGTCTGCCTGAAGACCCTACCCTTGCTAATCCTCCGCCCGCCCAGCCTCCTACTATCGCTAGTTCAGGCCATGCTTTCCAGAACCCCCATCTAGCTGATGTAGCAAATGCTATAATTAACAAGGCTCAGAATAGTCCGCCGCCTCCGCCAGAGGCTACACCCAACGAGCCAACTGTTATCCCTGGCGGCCACAGCTTCCAAAACCCCCACCTAGGCCAAGTAGCGACTGAAGTCGTTAAATCCGCCAAGGAGTCACCACCTCCACCCCCAACCCAACCCGAACAAACACCTACAAAACCTACTAATAAGAAGAAAGGTAAATAGTGGCAGTAAAGAATACAGGCGCTCAGAACGCAATTACAGATGATAACTTCGGAACTGAACTACCAACTACCCAGATAGATGAGATAGCCTTGGCTGGTGAACGCAGTATGGCTAGATTCAGCAAAACCAAAGAGTACAAAGCTCTCAAGGATTATATGGAAACTAGGATTGAGTTTTTCCAGAAATACCTGCCTACAGGCGCGCCTTTAACTGTCGGAAATCTACCCCACGCCAATAAGGATTGGATTGTAGCCAACACAGTTATCGGCGAGTTTAAGAATGTCCTTCAAGCCTACGAGAACGCAGCCGAGGCCGTCCGTGCAGCCCAAAATAATTAAAGATGACGGCAGTCTCGATTACGAGGCGCTAGGCGTAGAACCGCCCAAACACTTTGAGCATGGCAGCGACGCCGATATAAGAGCAATGATGGTTAAAGCTATCCCTATTAGGTGGTTTCAAAGAGGCAATGAGTTAGTAGCTGATACAGAATTAGGTGAATTGGTTAATTTTATTCCCACTGACATGCAACTTATAGGTGTAGATAAAGATAACATGCCGATTTTGAAAAAGCTTGCACTGTAGGGTATTATAAGAATACAGACGCCGCCCGGTCTAATACGAGGGCTGTAAAACAAAGACGCCTCCCGGTCTTATCGAGGGATGAAAGGGTACACTATGGCAGACAAGCCCAAAGACGAAGAAGAAATTAAGTCGGAGGAGGAAGTCACGCCAAGTGAACCAGCACCTTCACAACCACCTGAAGACAAGAAGTCTGAGTCAGAAGAGAAGCCAGCGGAAGACGACAAAAATGTCGAACCTGAACCTGGCGAAGAAGCTGAAGAGGAAGAAGAGAAACCACCTTCTCGGAGGGAAAGTCTCCGTATCCAGCAACTTCTTGAGAAACTGAAAGAGAAGCCTCAGACGCCAGCCCCAGATAATATCGGGGGTATGGATTTCAAGACAGCCCTTGACGCCAACCCTGAAGTCATTAAACAACTTGAGGACGACCGCAAGACTGTCGCTGATAGTCAGTTTCAGCAGGGCTTAAAGCAAGCCCAGTCTATCCAATTTCATACAAGGTTAGAGATAGATGCTCCGAGGGTAGAAGTAAAGTATCCGCAACTTGACAAGGAGTCAGCAGACTTCAAGCCAGTCGTGGCTAACGCCATTAACCAGTGGTATCTAAATACTGTTGGTTATGACCCGGCAACAGATACAGTAGTGAACCCAGGTGTCCGCTACTCGGATTTTGTAGATGGGATTATGGAATTAGCTGGCGAAGTAGGTAGCGAAAAGACCAATACTGCCTCCAAGAACATTGCTAAACAGGCCGCTAATACCGCTATCCGTCCGGGCGGTGGCCGAACTAAGGGACTTGACCTCAATAAAGCCCCCGAACAGATGTCAGACGAAGAGCTGAAAGCGGTACTCGCCCAAGCTGGACTTTAAATAAATATAGAAAGAGAGAATTATTATGGCCGCTCCAACGACCAATAGTAATGTTACTCGCTCCATTGCTCAGACAGCACAGTATGTGCAGGAGCTTTGGACTAGAGACATTCAACAGCCCTTTGATAAAATCCTACAACTTGCCAAATTAGTGCAAGACCGCTCTGGCTTAGCCCAAGGCGGAGGTGATACCATTAACGTACCATTCGTTGCTGGTGTGAACGCCCGTGCGAAAGCCGCAAGTACGCAGGTGACTTTTGACTCACCAGACGGTACGGCAATCGCCTTGGCAATCGACAAGCACTACTACGTTGCAGTG